ATCAATCTCAATTTTTGCTTCCATAGCAGAGAATCTTTCCATGGCTTTATCAAAACCATTTTGAAATACAGATTCTTTAAACTCTATACTGTCAAATATCTGCTGTAGTCTCTTTTGGAATTCGGTCCCCCATTCGCCCCTTCTAGCCAAATCCTTAAGGCCTTCATCAGACATAATTGCCATTTGCTCAATTGTTGAAAATCTTTGTGATTCTAATGTTTTGCGTAATTCCTTTTCTGCCTCTACATTTGCAATATCTTTCTGGACTGCTTTTTTAGCATCAGCCTTTGTTTGTTCTGCATTAACCTTTTTATAAAGATCAAGTAATTTCTTTGCACTCTTGCTATTACCTTCAGAAGCAATCATTGCAGCAAAAGCAGCATCTGCTATTAATTCATGTGCCTCTGCAACTCCAACTCCAGCCTCTCTTAAAATATTGTATGCTTTAGCCTGATCTTTTAATTCTTGTTGTTGACGTAATAGAGAAGATTGAAAATCTCCAGCAACAATAGAGTTAAGGGCCTCTTGTATTGTTTTAGCATCTTTTTTAAGTCCTATAATATTTCCTTTATTATCAAACTTGAATAATGAATTCTTTCTTTTCTCATACTCTTTAGGGTCCATGCCAACAATTAGTTCTATAAAGTTACCCTTTGCACCTAGTCTAGTTAGATCTTGCTCTATACCGCCAAAGAAATTAATTGTTTTTTTACCGCCAAACAGATTGTCCAAAGCCTTGCGTGATGCAGACCAACCTTCAGTTACTTTAATTTGATTTTTACGAACATCTCTTAGTTTCTTTACAAGTTCATCCAATGGCGATGAATCGACCTTTCCTCCCCCAGAAGAGGGACCCTTGTTTGGTGTAACAGTTGTATCTGTAGAAACTTGCGTTACTTTTTGTGCAGAAGTTATATAATAATCAATTGGCCTTTTTCCTGGATTTTGCTTTAACCAATTTTCTAGTTCTTCTTTATTATTGCCTTCAAGATTTGCAACAGTGGTTAATGTTTGTAAATATACCTTTTGTTGTACTGGATCTAGTGAATCAAAGTATTCCTGATCTTTTCTTAATGCTTCCATCTCCTCAGCACCCAAAATTGTTGCAGCAACCTCTAAAGAGATTTTACCTTTTTGTTCGTTTATTTTATCTATAATTCCTTGTAGTTTTTCTGCTGCTTTTGGGTTTTCTTGATAATACTTAAGGGCAACATCAATATCCAATACATTAGAAACCTTAGCAATATCTGAGAATAAATCTAAATGTTTTCTTGCTTCTTCTGGACTCTTTGTTTCTATCTCAGCAATAAATTTTGCTGCAGTCTTTTTATTTTTAAACATAGAGGCAATACCCTGAACCTCATTAGCAAATGTACCACCAAATTTTCCAATTATATTAATTACTTTACTTAAAGTCTTACTATCTTTACCAAACATTTCCATCATATCAATTAACTGCATTGGATCAATATTGCCAGTAGCAAGTTGCATCTTTAAGGTGTATTGCTGCTCTTGTGAAACACCAGAGTCTTCAATTAACGACTTGGCAAGAGGAGCAACATCCTCTAAGGCGCTTCCTTTATATTTCTTTGTTATTGCTTTATCTACACCAGTCATTAGGGCTTCTCTAGTTGCACCCCTGGACTTTTCAAACTGTGCCTGTATGCTAGTAACTGTTTTGCCATTTTCTAACAATAAAGAATTTCTATTTTTAATGTATTCATTAGTTAACCTTTCTGCCTCAGCCTGGTTTCCAGCAGCCTTTGCATTTTCAATTTTCTTTTCATACTCTAAGTCTAATGAGTCTATCATTTCTTGTTGCTGCTCAAGCGCAACTTTGTTCATTGCAACAGATGCTCCAGAGGCTTCACCAATCTTACGTTGCCTTTCTTTTCCACCAATAATGCCACCAGCAACTCCACCAATAATTCCACCAGCGATTGCTCCTAAAGCAGTTCCAATAATTGGCACTGCAGACCCTACAACTGCACCTGCCAGAGCGCCTGCTGCTGCTCCACCAAGTGCTCCACCACCAATCTGCCTTACTCCAGTTGCGTTAATGCCTCCCGCACTACGTGCTTTTTCTGCAGCGAGTCCTGCTCTTGCACGAGTTTCTTCAATCATTTTAACTCTTATTGTTAGTGGATCTTTTATTAAGTTCTCTCCATTAGGTCCAATCAGTTCTATTAATTTTGCATTTACCTGAATTCCAAAACCATAATCTCCAAGTTCTTTTCCTATATTTCCAGCAATAGATCTAGCCTGTGCTGGAGTTAATGATCCTGATATAACTCCTGTTACTAATTGATTAGTTAAATCTGCTTGAGCCTGTTTCTTACCTACCGCCTTAATATTTTGTCCAACTGCAGAAAGAGTAGCCTTGCCAGTTTCTGATTGAACAAAACTTTCTCCAAATGTTGTCTTACCTGGTTTAATGTCAAATGGAGAAAACCCTTCTTCTCTTCTTCTTCGCATTACTTCGCCAGCACTTACAGTTCCTGCAAATTTACTTAAATCCATTATTGATTGTGTACTTGAACTTGTAGATTCAACTAACTTCATCATTGAATCTTGTGCTTTATCAAAAGCCATTTTTGTTGAAATAATAGCATATGCTAAAACTCCTAATGCTGCAACAACTCCACCAATTTTTGCTGGCATCATGGCAAGCATTGACAATACCATTAAAGGCATCATTAGTTGTTGAGAAACTTCTCCAACTTTTCCTGGAGCCATTGATCCTGCTGCTGCAGCCATAGAAAGCCCCATTGCTGCCCCACCCATTCCCATTCTTTGCTTTGGCTCAGATCCTTCCGATGGTGTTGGTCTTCTAAATCTACCAAAAAATCCTCCACGTCCACCTTTGCCACCGCCACCAGTATTTCCTCCAGCACCTGCTCCTCCTGCAACAAATCCGTTATTGTAGATTGTTGGTATGCTCTCTTTGCTGCAAGTTCTTGTAATCTTGCCTGCTTCTCTAATTGCCTACGTAAAGACTTTTGTGCAGGATCTATTGGGCCAGTTCCATATAATGATGCTCTAGATGCTGCAGCCTTTTGTGCCTGAGTTCCTTGTACTGTTGCGGCACCCAATTGTTGTCCTGCTGCCCTAGCATCATCTACATATTCTTTAAGTCCAATTATAGCGCCAGAGGCTATATCTCCGCCAACCTTCTTTGTTACTCTTGATGGAGATGCAACCTGTGCTCTTTCCATCATGCCTTCTACCATACTCTTTTCTGCAAAGTCTACTAAACTAAATCCAGTTCTCTTATAAAATGTAAATCTATCTCCGCCACGACGAATCTTCATTCCTCCAACATTAACTGCGCCCTTGCTTCCTCCACCTGCAACTGTTGAGAGGCCTGCAGACTTTTGTGCTGCCTGAGATATGTTAATTCTTGCTTCTCCTGCGGTTACTGCAAGTTGTTCAAATGCTTGAACTAGTTTATTATTTGCACCCATTTGTCTCTTAGCATGGTCGTAGGCTTGCTTAACATGAACATCTGTAATTCTTGTATTTGCATCAAGACTTGTTAAATAATCTTTCATATGTGTGTCTAAGATTGATAAATCTTGAACAACATCTTGCATCTTCATCCCGCCGTTGCGTAATGATATCTTCCATCTATCTAAACCTCTCTTGTCCCAGTCAGCCATAAACTCACCCTTGCCAACTCCACGGCCACCAGGTTTCATTAGATTATTCATAGATACTGGCTTACCCTTTGCATCTAGTTGAGATGACATACCAGTTGTTATACCAAGTTTTCCATAAAGATTTATCTTGAGAGTATTGGCAAACTTCATTGCAACGGCTTCTACTGCCTTCATTGCTCTATCACTAATAATTCCTGCAGGCATTCTCTTGAGCATATTTGCTAAATCTAATGCTCCAACAGTACGCATTCCACCAATATGAGAGAAGTCTCCAGCACCAGCAGTTCCTACCTTAAACTGTTGCATTACTCCGCCAGCGATCATGTGGCTAATTGCTGGCTTGTTGCGTGGATCTTGTGCTGGCCCTGCTGGGATAACCGCCTCACCAGGAGTTAGCATTGCAGGTACCGTGTCTGTTCCTTTTGCAAAATAGAATGGCTTTACCTTTTTAGTTCCATCTGCAAAACCTTTTCTTCCTTTGCCAACAATAGGTCCACCAAAACCTCTTTGTGCAGCAATTGCTCTTTGGTAGGCACTTGTTAATGAATTAAGTGCAGCAATTTCAGATGTAAAGGTTTGAGAAAGATTAGTATGAACTTGGTTTAAAGAAGATGCTACGGCTGCTGCCTTTAACTGTTCTGTTGTTAAATAACTAGTTTGATCTCCTAATATTTTTGAAGACTGTCCAGTTCTATTAAATACGCTCTTAATATTAACAAAAAGTTTAATAATATTAGCCAAACCATTAGCCAATAAACCAAAGGTCATTAAGAATATAGGTCCTATTCCACCCAATAGAGTAGTTAGTATTACTACAAATTTCTTTGTACCGTCGCCAAGATTGTTGAACTTCTCTAACATATTTCCTACAAATTCTGCGATTGGAGTAATAGCCTTTAGGAATTCTTCTCCAACTGGGGCTATTGCTACCTTTAAATCTTCAATAGTTTTCTTAAACTTATATGTTGTAGATTCTTCAACTCTTGCCAATTCTCGCTCTGAAAGGATTGCAAGTTCTTCGGTTGTTGCCTTAGTTAATTGAAGTACACGGCTTGCCTGATTTCCTTCCTGAATAACATTTTGAAATAGTGTTGACAAACGAGAGAATTGAAACTTACCAAATAATTGTTCAATTGCACGAGCACGATTTAATGGATCTAAAGTATTTAATGCTTGAGCAAAATCCATTACTACACCCTTAACATTACCCTTATTTCCTTCAACAATACCTTGAATATTTATGCCCATTTCTGCCAACATTGCACTTGCTTTTTCTGTTGGATTAATCAAAGATGCTAGACCAGACTTAAGTGCGTTAGCACCTTCTGATGCATTAATACCACCTTCTTTCATAGCAGTGAGGAAGAATGCTAAGTCTTCAACATCTCCACCTAACTGCTTGACAACTGGACCTGCTTTAGGGATTGCAACAGTTAAATCCTCAATAGATACAACTGTTTGGTTTTCAACTGAGTTTAAAAAGTTAATTTTTTTAGTTAAATCTTCTGCTGCTATTCCAAAGGCATTTGTTAGGGATATTGTTGTCTCTAATGCCTGTTCTTGTTCTACTCCACCTAATACTGCAAGCCTAGTTGCTTCATTAATTTGTGCAAGAAGATCTGCCCCCATCTTACCAGAAGCAGCAGCATCTGCTGCCATCTTCATAGTATTTTCTACACTTACACCATACTTTGTAAATTCTTTTGCAAGGAGTTGAATCTCCTTAAGCATTTCGTCTGTTTCTTGACCAGTTGTAAATAGTTCACCATAAACACGCTTAAATCTAATAGCCTGCTCTTCAAGTGCCATAAAAGTTTTAGCAGCAGTAGTTCCAAGGTAGGCTAATGGTATTGTAAAACCAACCATTAACTGTCTACCAGCCCACTGCGTATTCTTACCAAAGTTCAACATATTAGTTGAGCCTTGCTTTAATAATTGGTTAAGTAATGCTTGTCTTTGTGCAGCAATCTGCGTCTGTGTTCCAAGATTTTGCATATCTAATGCAAGTGGTCTGACTGCAATAGCCTTCATTGCTCCATTTGCATCACGACCCATTTTAATATATTGGGTTTGTAAATCTTTAACTCTTTCTCTTGCTACCTTATTTATCGTATCAAATTCAGATTTAAAAAATTTACCAAATGTTCTCGTGGCACCCATTGAATAACGGTAGTAATCCCGCATTGATAATTTATTTTTTTCAAGGGCATTTGTAAAAGACTCAGTGGTGGTTTTTACATTTTGCATTGAGGCAGAAAATTTGCCTGTAGCATTTAAAGAATTTATTAAATTTTGTTGCATATTGGCGGAGACGGCTGCTGCTGCAGCGCCACTCTTCGCCATCGAGGAATGGAAGGCTGATATCTGCTTTTGTAAAAGTTTGATACTGGCTAATGCTTCAGACGTATCTATATTTACGTGAATATTAGATTGAACATCAGCCATCCATTAACACCTCTTTATTTAATTAATTATTTACAAGATTTCCAACAAGAGATGCTGCTTCTGATAGTTTAATTCCAGAAGCCTCTTCTACGATCTTATAAACTGTTGGAAGATCTAGGATTTCTTCTAATGCATCCATGTCTTCCGATAACTCTGGCTTATACTGTTTCATTGCAATAGCAACGCACTCCATAAGTAGAGTCATTGATTTTTCGTTATCGTCTGCCACTCCTGCAATACCCTCGAACTTTTTCATAAAAGGACGGAGTAAAGAGATCTTAAGTGGTCTTACCTTTATTTCTGTGCCATCAATTAACTTAATTGATTTTTCTTCGTGCACGGTTGTAGCCATTAGTCCTCCTTATAAGGTTAAGTAAATTATACCATACGGGACTTTATTTTTTAGTCAAATCCTCATAGTCCAAGCCCATACCAATACCAAACCCTGCCTGCTGTGCATTTACTCCTTGCAGGGCAGTTATATCTTTTGCATCTTTTGCCTTACCCTTGCTAAACACTCTTGCCTTCATATCTTCCCAGGCATTGCTCTTTTGTGTATTTTTGTCTAAATCAACACCTTGAATTGCTGCTAAAAATTTCTTTTCTGAATAATCTAATTCTCTTTTTATATTAAGTGTGGCAGTTAATTCTGGCATAGACATTGATGTTTCTAGTTCTTCATAGTCTTTCCATATACCTAATAAAAATACCTCTGACTCTAATTTTACTAAATCAAGGTCATCCCAAGATGCACCGCTATCCGTAGCCTGTTTCTTAACTTCTTCGTCTGATTCTTTATCTATTTTTATACCTGCTGCAATATCAACAATTTTGTATATTGTTTTTAAATCTAGACTATCTTCTAAATCTTCTATAGTATTTATTTTTGGATAATATTGTTGCATTGTTATTAATGCACATCTGGCCAATGCTGCTATAGCCTCATCATCTCCGTTTGATGATTTTACAGTTTCAAATTCTTGCATAAATTGTCTTAGATATTTTATTTTTAATGGTGTGATATATATACGTGTTCCATCTATTAAATTAATATATGCACTTTCATAAACTTCTGTGGCCATATAATTATTATATCAAACAGAAAAGCCCAACCTTGTGGGCTGGGCTATCTGTATTATTAAATTGTATTATAGTGCTGGAACTGTACGATCTACGATCTTACCGTATGAACCCAAATCATTTGGGAGAAGGCGGAATGAAACTTCAAACATTGTAGCCTCATCACGCTTTGCAGATACAGTTACATTCTCAATTGAGAGTGCACGGTATGCTACATAAACTCTTTCAAGATCTGATCCAACTTCACAGTCACCTGTTCCTGGACCTACTGCAACAATTCCACGCTCAATTGGACATTCACCAAGGGTTCCTGCCTTTAGGTTGAGTGTTGGATTTCCTGCCACAGTGCTAAGATCTGACTCAGCGCCTGCTGTTGCAACAAGAAGGTTTTCTAGTGTTGCTTCAGCAAATGTGGTATTTAGATTTACCTGCATACCTTGCTTGAACAACTTTGCAACGTCAAGAACCTGGTCTACCTGTACTTCACCAAAGTCTGGCTGGAATTGAATTTCCAAACCATTCATTGTGTAACCGATATTACGGAAATCTGCATCACCCTCAAGGGTATCTGCATATCTAGTACCAGAGACGTATGCTGGAAGATCTGCATCTGCCAAAATTCCGTCATGCACAAATACTTGCGCTGCACCTACGATAATATTACTACTATTACCTAGATTTGCCATTATTTCACCTCTTTTTTTTGTATAGAATAAAAAGGCGTGTTTCCTCAATCACTAGTATACAGCCTTTTATTAATTTATTGAGTTTATAATATCTGGCATTTGATGATAGTCATAGTCAATAATAATCTTATTACCCGCATAAGTTCGGGCTGTTCCGAAGTCGACTATATCTCGTGCCTCTTCTAATTGATATATTTTAAAGTCATGGAAATAGAATTTACAGTAAATCCAAGTTCTTTCGGGTGCATTTGGAGTTAGGTCTATAGGATTTGCCTTAGCCCAAGCGTTCAATTCCTGAGCACTTTCATCTCCACGATCCATAAGCCGTAACACTGCTTCTTGTACCCTAACCATATTTTCTACTGTATTGGATGCTGTGTAATAAAAATAATATAATACCTGTTCACATTTTATATGTGGGAATGCACTTCTACGCATACGAAACATTCTGTCGTATACAGCCATTGTCCCGCCTTCTGGAAATTGTTTTTGAAGAGTCTCTAATGTAGATGGGCCTGTTGGGAAAAATGGCACATCCTCTAATCCAGCCAATTCTTCTATTTTATTTCTTAAGTAATGATTAATCCATAATACTGGTGTATTTAATACTGATGTAGATTCTGTCATCGTCCAACTCCTGCGTTTGCTATCCAGCGATAGCCAGTCTCATAGCCTTTTATTTTACCGCCACGTTTGCCAGCAGGAAGGTTCTTTTTGTATGCTACTGGATTTTCTAAATATTTAGCAATACCGCTAACTCTTAAAAATGCTTGTGTAAAAAATCTGCTAAAAAATGAGTCAAACGTTTTTTGAAATCCACCCTGTGCCGCTTCTCCTCCAGGATTTAAAACCTCAATTGGTTGTCTTGTAAAGACCGTTTCTCCATCTACCTCAAATGCTAATGCCTGCGCTCTTTTAGGAATAATTGTAACTGGAATTCCCTGCTCCATAATTCTAGCCTTATCATAAAATGGAACACGGGATCCATTTTTAATAGATGTAGATTGTTTAAAAGTTGATCTAAATGAAAGCCCTATTGAACTTGTTACATACTGTATATCAAATAATCTAGAGTTTGGGCTTCCTGTTTGATTCCATTCATAGACGTGATGAAGCATTTCTGGATTAACCCTAGCATTTGAATCTATATATTCTTTCATTAGTTCTACTGTTTCTAATCCGAGTGTATTTAGAAATGCTTTTTTGCCACCCTGAATTCCTTCAACATATCCAATAGAATAATCTATAATATTTTTCATATCTTTACGAAATGCAGAATTATTGAACACAACCCTCATACATCTACCGCCTGATTTTCAGATCTACGTAGAACAAGTTTATAATACTCTACATTACCAAATGGACCAGTGAAAGGATCTTGAGTTGCTATTTCAAATATTGTAGACTTTCCTGCACGAGGTCCTGAAGTTTCTGTATAAATTTCATTACAGTTTTTATCTTTAATATTTGTAATAATGACATTTGTTATAGAGTTTCTTGCTTCAAGACTAGATATTCTTATATCTGTTTTGCATCTTCCAAGAAGTAGTTTATCTTGTGTAATATTAATATTTGGAGTTACTTCTTCTTTAAACGCTGTTCCTGCAGAAGTAAATGAACATGCAATTGTTCTATCTAGTATCCAAGTCTTCTTGACTTCTCCATAAATACCCTGCTCAACAATTGGATGATATACATCTGCTTGCATAGGAAATGCGAAGTCTGGTGTTTCGCATATTACCATTATAGTGCTCCAATAAACTCAATCGGTTTACGATATTTATCAAGTATTTTATCTACAATTAAATTGCCAGTACCTTCAAATACTGCTTTATCAAATTGAATTCTAAACTGATCTGTATTATATGCTCCTATATAACGCTTATAATAATCTAACTTTCCACAATCGATATCATGAATAAGTAATTCTGTTGCTCTTACAATATCAGATGGCACCTTGCTATATCCTACCTCTAATACAATTGTATAGTCCCATGTTTTTGGAAATCCCCTTGCAGAATAGTCAAGTTCTGTAATATCTGTTGGGGATGCTGGTAATAAAATACGAGCAGACTCATCTCTATTTATTGCATCATTAAATGTCATCGTAATTGCAGATCCGTTTGGAGTAATCTCGAATACTGAAACAGAATTTTCTAAATCATCTGCATCATAAAGCAAAACATTATTTTCATAAACCTTTAAAACTTTTTTAGCATCCACCCAAATAGGTAAATAATCTGTGCCCTGGCCTGTTGTTTGAATTATTTTTTTCTTATAATAAAATTCTACATCGCATACAGAATCTATAATTGCTCTTGCTAATTCTTCATTGGATGCGTATGATGAAATTTCGCTTGCGGTATTGCCATGATCGTTTGGATTTACATATGGACGAATAACGTCAACATAATGCTCATCTCCATCTATTGTAATTTGATATTGTGTATCATATTTTGAAGAAAGAATAATTGTTACTTTTGAATCTGTTCCAGAAGTTACGCTTCCTTCAGTAATTGAAAAGTCCGCCATATCAACAACTGTATAGTCATACTCTGTGGATGGTAATCCAACAGTTAAATCTACACTAAGATTATATGGCGGAACTCTCAATATTTGCATTTAGCGACCAAACTCCTTGGCTACTTCTTCTGGCGTAGCAAGACGAATATGGTTTCGAGTTAGCCATTTTTCAGCCTGCTCTGGTGTGACAATATTATATCCACGATATACCTTGCCAACTCCAGACCAACTTACATTCTTTGTAGAATGAATGGCAACTGTTTTGTTTGACTTCTTTACAATAGTAGATGGTTGTTCAACCTTGCGCTCTACCTGTGTTACGCCAATTACACCATTAGCAACTTGTCCAACAGCCTGCGCTGAACCAGATCCTCTAGCGAAGTCTGATGTAGTAATTGCATCTGTAGTTTCTACAGCCTCACTTACTGAAGCCTGAAAATTATTTTCTGCTGCTACCTCTTCCACCTTTGTTTCTGGCATAGGAGCCTCCACAACTGGTTCATCAACAACTGGTGCTTCTACTGTAGCCTCTGGAGCAACAAAATTTTCTACTGGTGTTTCATTATTAAAATTATTTTCTTCCATTATTTAACCTCCTATGTGAACTATTATAACAGAATACTAAAGATTAAGAGGGGGAGGAGATCTAGCCCCTACCCCCTCTCAAAGGTTACTGTTTACAGATTATGCATCTGCAGCAGCATCTGCCCATGCAATAGCGTCTTCTTCTTCCCATTGAATACCGAAGCGAACGAACACAGTATATTCAATTGTGTCCTTCTTAGCAACATATTCACGGTTTACGACGATATCACGCTGGAAGCCCCAAACACGGTTCTGTGGGAATGTCAAATCGACATATCCTTCAGGGTAATAAGGAACTTCTTGGACATCGATACCTAGAACACGAGTTGTACGTGCTCCACCGAATGTCTGGCCTTGACCATCTAGGTAAGCCTGTGTATTAGCATAGGTGTTACCATTCTTGCCAAGTGCCTCAGCAATTGCATCAGACAATGTACCGTTATTCTTAACGATACCTGCGAATGCATCTGTACCTGCATAGAACTTAAGATTGTTCTTAAGTGCACGGTACTTACGTGGCATAGCAAGGATAATCTCCTGCATTTTTTCTGGAGTCCATGCATTATCAGCAACAGTAATTGCTGCTTCATGTGAATCTCCATTTGCCTTATGCTTTGCAATAAAGCCAGGCATAATTGAAAGGAATGGTGCTGTTGTACCATCACCGTTAATTGCTAGATCTTCAATGTCATTTGCGAATGCATTTGTCATCAAGCGAACAAGATGATCTTCTAATGCACCACCCTCGACATTGTCTTCTAGTGCTTCAGCAGAAACTTCCCAATCCAAACGGATTTTCTTTGTAGAAAGTTCTACCTTTGAGAACTGAGCACCAGTGTTGGTGTAGTCACCGATTGCTTGTGCAGCAGCACGGATAACACGCTCTCCAACATTGATCTTCTCTAGTTCCATGGTGTTTGCTCTCATCGTCACACGACGACCATCTTGGGCGAGAACGGTAGCATCCCAAACGTAGTCAATAAAACGACGTGCCTGTTCAGGGCGTAGGATTCCGCTTGCAGCATCACCCGAAGGGTTAACGGCATTAGGACCAGTGGTAACACCAAAGTTAGCATTAGGGATGTTTCCAAGTGTATCTGCACCTGGATCTGTTACACCACCAACACCACCTGAAGCGAATGCGCCTTGACCTTGATAAAGACCAGGTGCTGTTCCGCCTAGTTCGCCAGATTCTCCTGGCTGGTTTTTCTTAATCTCTTCCGACATATTGTCACCTCCTGAGTGATTTACTTATTTAAATAAGTCGGCTGTTTTGAGGAAACGTCCGCCCCATAGGGATTTTTCAACCATTTCTGGTTGTTCCTGTACGATCTCGCCTAGATCGCCAGACTTTCGGAAAGCGGTATCTGCTTCTACTGCGTCAACTCGCTTACCAAACTTACTAACTTGTTCTACTGTTGCAGCAATATCTTTGGCGACTGCATCTAGTGAACTTTTTACTGCATCTGTGTCAACTTTTGAGGACTTAAGCATTTCTACTTCTGCCTGCAAAGACTTTACAGTTTCAGTTAAATCGCTAAAGGCTGATGTAATTGTATTCTTTAGTTCGGCTACTGCGCTAACAATTGCCTCATCTGATTTAGATACTTCTGTAGCAACTTCTGCTGCTGATGCTTCAACTGATTCCTCAGCCTTAGCAACTTCTTCTGCTGGAGTCTCTTCAGACTTCTCAACAGTTTCCTCTGCTACCTCAGCCTCTTCAGACTTTTCAGTAACTTCTGCAACAGTAGCCTCAACTACGGCATCTGCCTCTGGAGCGATTTCTTCTGACTTAGCAACTTCAGTTGTTTCTTCAACAACTTTCTTTGTTTTTGCCATAGGATTTTCCTCCTTTGAAATCTTAGCACCAATGCCTTTAGCACTATCTACTAAGAATTTGACTATATCCATTTTTTCGTTGTCTTCTTTTTCAACGAAACCTATATTTTTCATTTCATTACCAGTAATTGGGCTGTTTACTTTTTCTTGATCTGAAACCATTACTATTCCAGACTCTTCATCATAAAAAACATTTTCAAGTGCAACATCTGCACCTTTAACAATTTCTACTCCGTCAACTTTTTCAACTGACATAATATTTGCAAACTGATTAGCAGGTGAATCTACAAGGCTCAACTCTACTAAATCGTAGTCTTTAATAATTCTAATTGTAGAATCTGACTTCTCATCATAGCCATCATCCCACTTATTCATACGTCCACCAATTGAAAATCCTGTTAGTGTACCATCTAAAACTTTTTCCCAAGTATCTTGTGCACCTTTAGAAACATATGCTGATACAAAGACTCCAGAATAAAACTTTTTTGTTTCTGGATCAAAATATTTATCTTCTTTAAAGTTAACCATTTTACCAACTGCAAGTGGCTGATGCATCTCACGAATGTTTCCACGAAACTTTGAAAATGCTTTCATTGATGCTTCTGCTGTGACTATGTCACCTTGCTTATCAAGATTATCAAGTGAGGCAAAACCTGAGACAATACGTCTCTCTTTATCTACCTTCGCAAAGGGAAGGGAAAGGCGAACATTGTCGCCCTCTGTATTCCAATGGGCTTTTGATATAGTCATACTAGAATATATTATAGAGCCTTTTTTACACAAATGTTAATAAACTGTGAATAAACCTGTGGAAAACTATTGACTAGATCTTCCCTCACCTTTTGGATTTCTACCACTAATTGTGGCATCTCCATCAGATTGATTGTTCATTCTTTCGCCATCCCTCGCTCTTTCTGCGTCTGGTTTAGGTTGAAAAGGCTCGTCCCCTCCTTCCCTTTGAGGAAGACCAAGTACTGATCTGGCTTCGTTAGGAAGCATAACCTGAGTTTTTACATATCTTTCTAAAATCTGAGACTGTGCTATTTCATCAGTCAATGTTAATTCTTTAAATTTAAGCACCAAAACATCTGTTTTTTCTTTAACTATTTTATTAACTATTTTTTCTAACTCTCTTTGTGCTGGTCTGGCTACCTGCTCCTTAAAGGTGCGATCTTGTGCAAGTGCTGCTGCTATTGATCCCGAATCTCCTCCACCAATCTTGGATAGTGGAACCTGATGTGCAATTAAAATATCATCACGATTTTGATTACGATATCTTTCAAATGAGCCTTCCTGAACACCATTTTCAATTGGCTCCATCTTGAACTCAACCTTGTTGCTATCAGTATCTCCAGGAAGAGGGATATACAGAGTTCTATGTGATTGCCCCTTTAAACTTGTTTGTAAAAATCTAAACATTTTATCTTCAGCATCTGCTGAAAGTCTGGCACCCTTTAGTGTCACAACATAACGAGGGACAGCCTTATTGCTAAAGTAGTCAATGTTATATTGTGACGCTAACTGGTCTCCATGGAGCGAGTTTATTGCCGACATTATATCTGGTACACCATAAAAAGTATTTAAAGGCGAATACTGTTTAAAGTGTATGATTTCATTAGGTCTTGGATCTGAAGTAACGGGATTAGCATTTTTCGCACCAAAGTTCCTAAAGTAAACAACCTTTTGTCCAATAATCTGAACAAATCCGTCACGTAATCTACGAACACGCATTGTTGTTGCTGGTATGTGTCCGATATATCCTATTTCACCACGAGTGGTTCTTCCAACTTCTAAATAACCATTTCCAACAGCCTGAACATCTGTATATACCTTCATCATAGTTGTTGTAAATGAGTCGTCATCGTTTAAGGATTCTAGCCATTCATGCATTTCAATTTTTGCACGTTCAATTCTATTTCTTGCTCTTGATACCTGATCTTTATCCTTATTTGATTCAAGACGAAGCATTGTGCTAGGAGAAATCTCAAAGTCATATCCGAGTCCAACTATATTTTCTACCTTAGCATCAATAGCAGCATGATTTGCAAATGATGTATCGTAATAGTTTGCAAGTTCATAAACATTCCATGGTGGAGTAATTACATCAAATAAACCGTAGCCATTTCTATATACCGTACCAGGATTTATCTCTTTTGATTTGGCTCCATCAATACCTGATTGTTCTGCTCTTGCACTATCAAGATATCCCTGTGTAGGATTATTTCTATCTGCTTTTTCTACAAGACGAGAAACTCTTCTCTTAAAGTTATTATCCAAACCATTATATGATTTTAATTCTGTCCATGATTGATTAAATGGATCTGAAGCCTTAAACATTTCTAAAGCATCTACAGGATTATCAATCCTAGCAGTTAAATAGTAATCTTTTTCTTCTGACATTAATCTTCGTCTCCATATTTTGCTATTGTGTCTTTTGCTGCCTGAACTGCTCCAAGATCATTTAGATTTGGTATTAGTCCAGCCTTCATTCTATCTACTTGTTCGCTATACTCTTCATCGGTTACTCTTGACATACCCGCAAAAAAATATGGTTCTCCGTCTGGCTCTCCATAATATGCTGCTGCCTGTTTTAATTCTGCTATTTTTGCCAAATCGCCCTTCATAGATGGAATATTTAATATATTGCCATTTCCATCTGTAAACCACTTACCATTTGATTTTTTCCATACATAGATGCCCCAATCATATTTTTTATCTATAACGGTTACTTTAGTTTCACCAATTTGACCAGGCATGCGTGGCTTTCCATCTTTACCAAAAAGAGGCTGATCTTTGTATTTCATAACCACCAGTATACCATACTATACAGCATCTGAGATTTGTGATTGCCACAATACGTCTTTAAATACAGAATATTCGTACCCATTAATACTAAAAACTCGGTCATCATCTATAATTATTTTATTTGTTCCAGTATATGCCTTATATAGATCAGATGGATTAACTCCATAATAACTTACGGAAGATTGTACTAATACGCCTTGCCATAAATAATAATCATTCCAATACTCCCAGTCAAACAAGCCATCTATAGAGAACTTTACCCTAGCCCAAGGCCTTTTTGTTACTGTTTGAATTGCCTGCAAATTTGTTGTTTGATAATAAGAAAGGCTATTAAAAATAATAGGTCCATTTATCATTATTGAGCCAGCGTAGGATTTAAAATTAAGTATACTTGGAAATCCTATACCAAGCATTGCCCACTCATTAACGTTTAAAATAGGCTCTTTAACAATTTGACCATTAACATAAAAAACTATACCATCATAAAGAGCACCAGTATTTCCATCAATTGCATATATTTTTGCTCTTTTGCCAGTTGGGTGATTTGCAACCATATAAAATTTAATTATTTTATTTTTTGCATTTATCTGCATTATTTGTGTTGGAGCATATGGGAAAAAATCACCATTAAATCTAATCAAAGACTGCATAGCCATGACCTCATAGTTTGCAGTTTTATTAGAGTTTATTGGAATAGCAATTCCACGGTTAATTAGTGGGTCGTGATTTCCTTTTATCTCTAATCCAGAGTATCTTGTTAAATATAAATATGGAGAAGAACCCTTGTATATGCTAAATGGATTTTTTGCTTTATAGTTATAATAATATCCATTATTTATATATGGATACACACTTGTTCCAAACCTAGTTCCAACGCTGTTTGCTGTATTGTAATTAAATGCCTGTGATGATAACTGTAAATTTTTAATTTTTATTGGTTTATAAAAAACCCCATTAACCTCAAACTCTAAATGTATGACTATTGCTATTTTATTAAAGTCTACCCCCTTGGGTGGATATATAATAACATTATCAACAACTTCATATTTAGTATTAATCCAATTTTCGTCTGGTGTAATTACCCCATTTTTTGGAACATCCTTTACGTTTACAAAGAATCCATTTGATGCATTTGCACCAGTCTCTAAATATTCAAAGGTTATATATGTTTTTAATATAGAGTCTGAGGTATCGTAAGAATAAGTCTTTATTGCTTTTTCTGCTAAGTCTTGATAATCTACATATCCAGTATATAGATAATTATCCAAAGACTCATAAGTTCTTTGAACTGGATATGAATATTGCTCAGAAAGTTCGGAGTATTTCCATCCATCTGAATCAACTGTTTCTGTTTCTTTAAACTTAGCAGGTGCTGGATAATTAACGTTAAATTGAATAAAGTCTAAACCAAATCTACTATCTCCATATTCATCAGTAATATACTGCCCAAAATAAGATAAAGGAATGTAATCCCTCCAAGATCCTTTTGTATCAATATCTATATAAAAGTTATCAAAATAATTCTTGGGAGTAATTCCACAACTTGGTATATGTTCTGAAAGTTTTATATTTATAAAAGAGGAGGGTGAAAACTCTTCTGGATCTGAACCTAGATAATAATTCCAAAAATCTTGATCTGCTTCTCCTCCATCATATTGAACTCCAGAGCCATACAAGTTAAATATATTTTCATAGTCTTTTGGAACTCCAATTATACTGAATAGATTTGATATGTCTTTAACGTTTTTTTCTGAACATATTGCTACTTTATATATATTTCCAGTAAATGTATTTTCAAAATTTCTTGTTCCACCAACATACATTGTTAGATTTGAATTTGTAAAAAATGAAGTTACGTCACCACCAAAGTAATCTCTAAAGACATCTATTTCTAGTCCTACTGTAAATACAGTGTCGTTTTCTACTGAAAGAGCCTCATATATTATTTGTGGACTGTTATCTCCGTATTTTAAGATATACCTAATATCATTGCCCACACACTCTATTGAAAAGTAATTCAAATATTGATCTTCTAATCTTATTAAAACTTCTGTTCCAGAAAAATTATATGGTTTTTTAAAAATTCCATAAAATGCGTGTGCCAATTCTCCATTTAAAGAAAAATTATTAAAATATATATATGAGTTTATGTTATTCCATTCTTGGGTAGGCTTTAGATCTAAAAACAAGGAATCTTCATTTTGAATAACTGCACAATCTGCCAACAAATCAGACTCTGTTTTTATAATATCATTAATAATAATTTTAGGCTTTTCAAAACTTACAGATGTAAGATAATTATCTTCTACTAATATATTGTCAATAGAAGCCTGGCCCCATGAGCCTAAATCTGGATAGTTGTAATTTTTAGTATAATCTGCAAAGGAGTAGTCAAAAAGAACAGTACTTCCTCCATACGAGGCATTAAGGTTTTCTGGATACTGCACACCTTGGCCATAAACGAATCTTCTCTTTGCAACTAAAGATGGAACTAAATATGGATATATTGCGACACAATCTAATTCTATAGGCTGTATATCTGTATATGCATAAAAGCCTATCCAGTCTTGATCTTTGCCAAACTGATTTATTTTATCTGGTAGCGTTATAGTTTCACTATTTAAAGATAATGAAATAATTTCTTCTCCATTTAATAAAATTGTTGAAAGATTATTAGAATATTTCCAATCAATTAACATTGGCCTTTCCCATTGACCAACATAGTATGATGCGTACTGATTGTTTATTTTTAGCATAATAAAAGGACCATCTAAATATATACCGTCTGTTGATGAAATTGGTCCAACTATTCTTTTTGACGTTGTAGAAGAGTTATTTGTTCGTATCCAAAATTCTAATGTAAACTCTTTATATCTACCGCCATCAGATAACATCCCATTTGATGGAATAATTAAACTAGGACTGTTGTCATTTTCATATAACTTAGTTATGTTTTGTGATCCAAATACCATTGGGACGCCAAAATTTTTTGCAACTAAAGAGTTATTATTTACAAAATAATATCCAGAATAGTCTGAAAGTCCGTATGCTGATGCTTCAACTACATATGAAGTATCAAGTGCTATATTTGAAGGCAAGGATATTGGGTAAACACCCAGAGAACTAGACTGAAACTCTTCAGCCCACTGTCCAAAAGTTATTCCATTGATATAGAATATATAATCTTCAGTATTTGCAGATGTTCCAAGGTAATTTATTTTTATTACTAATCTTATAGCAGAATTATCAAACTCTGGACTAAAGGTTTCTGAAACAAAATACCATTTATTTTGCAATGAAGCATCATAACTTTTAAGAACATCAACAAAAGTTTCTAATGCATCATCATAATATCTATAACCAATTTCAACACTTAGAGCATATGGACTGCTTGTATAAAAATAAGATCCAATGGAAAATGTTTTTAGTATTTGATTTAAATCATTAACATTTACTATTTCTGAACTAACTAGTGTAGTAGAAAAAGTTTCTGATAAAACGGAGGCTGGAATGATCTTATTAATTACACTATCTGGAAATGGTGCATCTGTAAAATCTTCAGTTTCAGCAGAAGATCCATTTTCTATAGACCAAGTTGAGGTATTTCTGTTTGCCTCAGAAATGATAGATACATAATCAGCCTTATCATCAAGTGCCCACAAAAACTGTGGATGCTCTGCATATATTTTTTCTGCATATAGATTAGATGGGCTAGACATTATGAGTCTATTTTATCATACTACGAAGATATTTTTATCTCACAGGCATCTGTGGTACAGTACATTTCTCCCTGTGCCTCTAGATTTTCAACACCGTCATAAATAGCAGACCAATCAATCTTTTTAATTTGTCCAATATAACTATCATATTCTTCTTTAGTTATTTGTGTATATGGTTGCTGTGGATATACAGTATTTCCCATAGGCAAGAATGAAACTGCTTTTAATTGTCCTTCGTACATATGAAGGGCAGGCGCAACATGCTTTGCCTCAGTTTCTTTGTCAAATGAAAGCGTTACAGACACGCCGTTATCAGACCAATATTTCTGAGCAGTAGCAGCAAGCGCAATTTTCTCAAACAATGTCACATCTTTTTCAGATCTTGGATGTCCAGAATGAACTGGGAAATATACGACAGTTGTATTCGCAGATACAAGGTCAGCCTCCATCTTATATGCAGCAGCCTTAAACAAGTGAATCATTGGGTCAGTATTCCCAAATCTAATTGCTCTCAAGAAATAATCTCCACCTGGTGCCCAGTGAACTCCTGGCGTTGCGCCAGAAAGAATTGATACAGACCCTGATGGCTTAACAGTTGTGACTCTAATGGATTCACGAACACATAGCCACTCTGAATAAGAGTGATCATATTTACGAATAGTTTTATATCCTTCGTCCATCCATTCTCTCACAACAGGCAAGCCAAATTTGTCTGAGAATGATGCAATACCTGTAAGCGATGTTCCAATACGACGATTACGCTGCATAATTCCATTTGTCTGTTGCCAATGTGTTGGTATCAGCGTTACCGTCTTACCGTATAGATATGCAAACTTGAGTGTCCGTAGGAAGTCCTCCTTGGATTCATGACGATTTAAATGTACCTCTACAAGAGTACATAGTTCGTATGATTCCAATGGCTGCTCCGCACAAGGATTGAAGCCCATAACACGATAATCTTTACCATCTTTTGGATCAGCCAAACGACCATAATTACGTGCTACATCAAGCCAAATAAATCCTGGTTCTCCGTTATTGACAATTAGATCAACGTAGTCTTCATACTTTGTACCTACCGTCGCAGCGATGGAGTTGTTAGACATCCACGCCCAACCTGGATTTTCTGGATCAAATGAATTACGCTCTGGAAAGACCTCAGCGTTCTTCAAATTCATAAAATCTGTATCGTTGGCAGCACCTAAAGCCAAGGTAGCAGATCTTCTAACATTTCCTGATACCACGCAAGTACCAATAAGGTTTACAATATCTACAATTGCTCTTGAGTCTAGGGTTTCTCCTGCTCTACCGCCGATTACAGACCTGATCTGCTTGTGCAATTGGATAAGTGGTGCAGGACCGCTTGCTGTGCCCCCAAAACCCTTAATAGGAGCACCCAATGGCCTAATAAGATCATAGTTAAACTCCTGAATATACATATTAGGCTTTAAAAATGAATTAATTAATAATCTTACAGATTCTACCCAACCTTCACGAGTATCTGGTATTTCATATACTTGTGCTGGTTCTGTAGGCTCATAAATAGCAAGATTTTTCTCCCCGCCCAAAGTATCAAATCCCACACCAACACCCATCATGAGTGCGTCCATTACCCAAGCAAATAATTGCCCTGGATCGTTACGATCTATATCTTTTGTAGAAACCATCGCACAGTTTTGTAGTGCAGCAGAATTTTTCTTTTCCATAGTCAAAGGAGTTCCAAATGCCCACATGCCTCTTCCTGGCGGAGTCCACTTTAATTCAAACATTCTCTGGTATGCCTCTTTAGCAGATGCCTGTGCTTTATAATCATTCCAAGGTAATCTATTTTCTTTGGCATGATTCTTTTGTGCTGAATACATACCCTCGATTACTCTACGACAAACCTCATACCATCTTTCTTTAGTGCCATCATCCTTCATACGGGAGTAGGTACGAATAAATGTAATCTCTCCTAATGAATTACCACCTGCATCAGTAAAACCAAACGGTGGCTCCTTTGTTTTATACTCGTTTATAAAATCTTCGGACAAACGAAAACTAAAAAAATCAGACATTGTTTTTCTCCTTAAGAAACTGTAATTACTAAAGTATACCAGAGTTTTTAATTTTGGAAAACTCTAATGCTATTATTTAGGTTAATGGTTAGGTATAACTTTTTTTCTTCCACATCATTTTTTTGTAGCCAGAATTAAAAACAGATCTTACTTTTGCTTTTATTGTTTCAATGTTGTCAGTTTCTTTTTGATCTCTTATAATTTCAGAAACAAAATTCTGTCTAATAAATGGTATTACCTGTACTAATGGAGTACCTCTTTGTACATATCCTTTAAAGTCTTTTTTGACTAAAAATGAGAGTAATCCATCAGATGGATACCCATCAATATCTATTACTGCAGAAATTGCATATAGTGGTGACACTTCATGGTGTTGTGGCTGCATAAAAATTGCACTTACACCTTTGCTACCCTTTGCTATCCAAATTGGATTTATTCTAAATATATGCTCTATATATTTATCTTTATCTATTGGATAGCCTTCTACCTGTTTAATATCATGACTACCAATCATAGGTTTTGTGCCAAAACTAGAAAATCTTTCCATAGATTTTGGAATTTGAAAAATTTGTTTGCCTTCCGTAGTGTCAATATATATGTCAAATGGTGCTTTAATTATATACCCGCTTGATAACATGTCTAAAAATGCAACACATCTTTTAACAGTTAATCTTTGTACACCATCAATTGGAGTATCATCATTTTCATAAAATGGTAATATTTTTTTAAACCATGATGGTATTTCTTTAAATGCTGGCACAGGCTCAGGAAATAAATCTATATTTTTTGGCATTGTTGATACAAATGATATTTTTGCAGAATTTTTCTCTTTCACAATATCAGTATACCATAAGTTACAAACTTATTGAACTACTGTACTGGATCTTGTGTATCAAACACTAGCATTGTTTCTGTAAAGAAGTTATCATATGGCTCACAGTTAATTGATATCTTATTTAGTGGCATATTGATTACGTCTACCAAAACTACATCAATAAAAGATTTTGATTCAGCAGAAAATATCTTATAAGATGTATCAATTTCTGTTGCTGGAATAAATTTGGTTGTTCCATCCTTCTGAACTAAAATGTAGTGAGACTTAGAAAATAGATCTCCATCTACATAAATAAATTCATCTTCAGGAAAAGTATTAAGAGAAACAATTGTAGTCTCTACAACATTACTAGAATCTAAAGATAATTCTGAAGAATCTATCTGCCATTCTGTCCAGTTAACATTTGCTGGATTTGGAATGTTTAGACCTAATAATGTGTCTCCAACTTGCAACTCTCTAGCAGGCTTTGATGATCCTGGAGCACCTGGAGTTAAAACTCTAGTTGATTCTCCCAAAGAGTGAGCATGGTGACCGAAAGGACCGAATCCGAACGCACCGAAGGCACCGAAGGCACCGAAGGCACCGAACGCACCGAAGGCTGAGAACGCACCGAATGCACCGAAGGCGCCAAAAGGTGTAAATCCAAATGGTGCAAAGCCAAATGGTGTAAAGGTAAAGGTTGTAACTTGGCCAGAATTTGCAGATGTTCCAGAAACTCCATTGGCGTTATCTGCTCTAACATTATATGTTTGCTGTGTTCCAGCCTCTTGATTAACTGTAACAGATGTAGATCCAGTATTTCCACTCTTACCATCTGATGATGTCCAATAATAGTTGGTAATTGCTTTACCACCATTAGCAGGGGCAGACCAAGATACAGAATCTTGTGCTTGATTTGCAATTGTTGATGCTGAAGGAGCACTTGGTGTTGCTGGAACTGTTGTTAACATTACTCCTGAAGATGCTGAAGATGCAGCAGAAGTACCATTAGAATTTGTTGCAGTTACTGTAAATGTACGTACTTGTGCTGAAGGGAAACCACCTAAAGTTATAGGAGAACTTGATCCTGATGCCGATGATCCAGAATCTGGAATTACATTATAAGAACTTATTGCTTTTCCTCCAGTTGCTCCAGCAGTAAATGAAACAGTTGCTGCTGCATTGTCATACGGACGATTAGTTCCAACATCTGTTGCAGAAACTCCAGTAGGAGCATCTGGAACAGTTGTAGCAGTTATAGAGTTAGACGCATCTGACTCCTCTCCAGTTCCTGCTGCATTTGTTCCTTTAACCTTAAAGGTATATGAAGTGTTAGACTGAAGACCTGTAACCGTTATTGGAGATGATGTGCCTGTTGCAGTAAAGCCTCCTGGATAAGATGTAACTGTATACGATGTCGCTGCATTAGGTCCAGTCGGAGTAAATGTTACTGTTGCTGCACCATTATTATATGGACGGTTAGTTCCAACATCTGTTGCTGTCCCAATTGTTGGTGCATATGGTGTAAGGAAGTCATTTGCTCCCTGGCTCATTCTACCTGCTTGCTTTGACATTGTTAATCTCCTTTAATTTTGTATTATGCTGACAAGTCTCCGAAGACTAGCCATCCGCTTGAAGTCTTCATTGCTGTTACAACTGAGTTTGTTGTTCTAAACTTCAATCCTGGTGTACCGACAACACCATTTGTTGAAGCAAATTGTGCTCCAGTTCCTGATGCTTGATAGAAATCAACAGACTGTCCAGTTGAATATCCAGTTGCAGGAAGAGTGATTGTTACTGCTCCAGTTAGAGGAACAAACTTATCTTGTTCTCCAGCAGCAAGGGTTGCATTAGAAGAAATTGCTGTTGCGAATGTTGTTATAGATGGAACTCCAGCCTTTGTCTGTGTACCATCTGTAAACGCAATTCCATTTGCTGCAACTGTTACTGTGCCAGTAAATGTTGGAGAGGCAAGAGGAGCCTTAAGTGCTAATGAATTTGTAACTGTTGATGCAAAGTTAGCATCATCACCTAATGCTGCTGCAAGTTCGTCAAGTGTATTTAATGCACCTGGTGCTGAAGCAATTAAATCAGCAACTGCTCCTGTTACGAATGCTGTTGTAGCAATTTGAGTTGTATTGGTTCCTGCAGTTGCAGTCGGGGCAGTTGGAGTTCCAGTAAGTGCTGGAGAAGCCAATGGAGCCTTGAGTGCAAGATCAGAAGTTAGATTAGTAACATCTGTTTGTGCAATTGCTGATGAAGAAGACAATACGCCAGAGGCATCTGTCTTAACATATCCTGCAGTTGAAAGTGGGGTTGTTATAGTTCCAGTAAATGTTGGTGAAGCCAGAGGTGCCTTAAGATCAAGAGCATCTTGTGTATCGTCTGAAATTGGCTTATCTGCATCTGAAGTATTATCAACATTGCCCAAACCAACATCTGCTTTTACAAGTCCTAAAGGAGATGTAATTGTCTTATTGGTAAGAGTTTGAACTCCTGCCAATGTTACAAGATTTGCTGTATCGTCAATACCGTGAACATTTGTGCTTACACCATTATGTGTAGATACTGCGCTATCTGCATATGCCTTTGTTGCAAGAGCACTAGTATCTGCAATTCCATGTACGTCTGTTGTATCATTATTATGTGCAAGAATTGCGGCAGTTGTGCCAGATGCAGCGCTTGTTTCTGCAGCATTTGCTTTTGTAGTTGCATCTAGCGCTGCTGCTGCAACTGCTGCTGCGATTGCATTTGTTTCTGCCTCAGTTGCTTTTTCAGTTGCATCTAGTGCTGCTGCTGCAACTGCTGCTGCTTCTGCAGCATTTGCTTTTGTAGTTGCATCTAGTGCTGCTGCTGCAACTGCTGCTGCGATTGCTGCTGCTTCTGCAGCGTTAGCCTTTGCAAGAGCATCTAATTCTGCTGCTGCGATTGCTGCTGCCTGTGCAGCATTTGCTTTTGTAGTTGCATCTAGTTCTGCTGCTGCCTGTGCAGCGTCGGCCTTTGCCTGAGCGCCTGTTTGTGTTTCGAGTTCTGCTGTATTAGCAATTCCATGAACTGATGTTGTTTGTGCCTCATGAGTATCTACTTGTGTTTGACTAGCCTTTGTTAAAAGTATGCCTGTAATTGTTGAAGCAAAGGCAGAATCATTATCAATTGCCTCGGCCAATTCATTTAAAGTATTTAATGCTGCAGGAGCACCTGCAACCAAGTCATTTACTGCATCGGCAACTTTTGAATCAATTGTTGCTTCAATAGATGCTGTATCAAAATCTGATGAATCTGTGAAATAGGAGAGAGCAGACCATGCAGATGAACCATTACCCATCTTGAACTTGCCTGTATCAGTCTCAAATCCGATTTCTCCTGCTGCTAAAATAGGGTTTGCAGATGTCCACTGTGTTGCGGTTCCTCTGCGCTGTTGCATTCTTGTTGCCATTTATATTCTCTCCTTATGGTATTTCTACCAATTTATTTATGTGCTAATTATAACATCAATTTTAGTTGAAGTTATCTACTGCTATTCCGCCATCATAGGTATTTTCCCATGAAGTTGTTGTTGTGGTTCCTCCATCTACTGGAGAACCTTGTGGGTCATTGAAACTACCTCCATTGACGAAGGTTGTAACAATAAATCCTGTGCCATCGATTGCTTCATCGTGTATATGTTCAGGCAAAACCAAAGTATCATCGACTGTGGCTATTGTCATCCAAGTATCGCCAAAAAATACATTTACTCTTTCTGTTAATGTGTCAAACCATAGTTGACCATTAGATGGTGAAGAGGGAGGGGTAGGTCCGATTGGCATTCCGCCAGTTAAGGCATCTACATAATCCTTAGTAACAGCATGAGAGCCTAATGTAGGTGTGCCTACTATTACAGATCCTCCAAAACTACCGCCATTTGTGACGACTAGTCCATTCTTGACCTTGAAATCTTTATCTACTGTTGCCAAGATCTACCACTCCCTCTTATTTTTTATTTTGTTATGCTAAAAGTGTACCGACAACATTAACTGTTGAGTTATTGTTGACAGTTGCTACACGAAGTCTTACATTGGCTCCATCGATATCTGCAGAAATTGTCATTGCAGATCCGTTAGTTCCTACCATTGCATACTCTGTCATAGCAATATTATCTGATGTATCAAGAGTCAAAAGAACTTCTGCTACATCTGTGTGTGTTCCATAAGCAGTCTTTACAAGGAACTTTGCAGTTCTGTAATCTGCTGATGCCCATGAAAATGCTGTAACTGTTGAGGCAGTTGGAATAGAAACTGTTGCTGCAACTTGCTTTGCAACTGAGTCAAGTTCTACTGCTTCAAAGTTTGGCACTACTGCTTCAAGAGCAGATACTGCACGAGCATCTGTAAAGTAAAGGTTTGTTATACCTTCAACTAGATCATCTGTATCTGAATCTGCAACACCATTTTCTGCGGTAATTGTAAGGCCAGATCCATTTCCAGTAATCTGAATATTTGTAAGGGTTGCACCAGTTAAAAGTGCTGCTGCGTCTGACTTTGCACGAGCATCTGTATAATAAAGATTGTTTACGCCCTCTTCAATATCATCTGTATCAAGTGCATCAATTGCATCTCCAATTGTTCCACCTACAGCATCAATCGCTCTCTGATTTGTGAAATATAGGTTATTTACTCCCTCTTCAACATCATCAGTATCAATAGCATCTACGGCAGTTGTAATTGCAGAATTACGATCAATTACTTCCTGTGCAATAGCAGCGCTAATTGCTGTATTACGGTTTGTAACTTCATCTGAGATTGCAGAAGAAATAGCAGAATTACGATCTGCAACTTCTTGTGTAATTTTTCCATCAGTATAGGAGTTTGCATCTGCTTCTGCAGTATTAGCATATCCTTGTGCTGCTGTATCTAAATCAGAAATCTCTTCATCAACATATGTGATATCTGCCTTTAGAGCAAGACTATTTGTAACAGTTGTAGCAAAGTTTGCATCATCTGCAATTGCTGCAGCCAATTCATTTAGAGTATCAAGAAGTCCTGGAGCGCTATCTACAAGATCTGCTACCTTCTGATCAGCATAAGACTTTGCATCTGCCTCTGCTGCGTCAGCATAAGCCTGATAAGCAGTTGTAATCGCTGTCTCACGGCCATCTGTGTAAGAGTTAGCAGAAGTGACTGCATCTGCCTCAGCCTGATCAGCATAGGCCTTTAGAGAAAGGTCAAGTGCTGAAACTTCATCATCTGTATAAGATTCTGCTGCTGCCTCTGCTGCATTAGCCTTTGATGTTGCATCTAGTGCTGCTGCTGCTATAGCATCTGCTTCTGCTGCATCAGCATAAGCCTGATAAGCAGAAGTAATTGCTGTTTCACGAGCATCTGTATAATCTTCTGCAGCAGCAATTGCTTCAGACTTTGCTGTAGCAACTTCTGCATCTGTTGCAAAAGATCCACCAAGGGTTGTTGAAATTTGTACATTTGATGTACCATCGAAAGATACAGAACCTGTTACATCTCCAGTCAATTCAATTGTACGAGAAGTTTCAAGTGCTGTTGCTGTGTCTGCATTACCAGTTACATCACCAATAAGGTCTGCTGTTACTGTACCTGCAGCAAAATTACCTGAGCCATCACGCTTTACAACTGTGTCTGGTGTATTAACTGGTGTTGCTGTACCACCAATAAGATCAATAATATAATCTTGATCATCTTGTTTCTTAGTAAGAACGTCATAGTTATTAACTTTGGCAGTGCTGCCTTCAACAATGAGACCATTCTTTACTTTAAAGTCTTTATTTAATGTTGCCATTTTTTATCTCCTTATTTATGCCTTAAGTCCAATTCGTGCATAACGAACTGTGACTGGCTTAATTGCAGGATCTGGAGTAACCATTAAGGATACTGTATTTCCAGTCCTTGAGACGCTAATGGTGCCAATATTCCCATCGTTGTCTATTGTGCCATACTCAGAGACATTTACGTTTGTACCGTCTACAAGTATGGTCAACTCTGTTGCATAAAATTTATTGTCTCCTGCTGTTGTCTTAGCAATTGAAACAATATATTTAACCATACGCCATTCAGTTGCATCAAAGTTATCAACAACTGTTGGGTTTTCAATTCCGTATATTGTATTTTCGTTATTACCTGTAGATCCAAGATCTAATGATTGACCAGCAGCGCTGTCAATTAAATCTTCAAAATCTTGTTGACTAGGACGATCTCCAGATTCAAACTTTGTTTTTAGTGTAGCAAGTGATATTTTTGCCATAGCCTTATTATAACTCCTTTTTTATATTTTAAAGAATCCAGTTACTAAAACCAATAACTTGTAGTGGAATTGGTGGGGGATTAGATGCGCTGTATCCTTCAATTTGTATAGGTTTAAACCTTATCCTAAATGGTAAGTCATACTTGATAGTTGTCGTTGGACTAATAAGTTTTACATTTTGAACAGAATAGTCAATTGGTTTTATATATTTTGTTTTATGTTGTAAATTTGATAATGTTGCTGTTGCCATTAATCTGTTACATCTTCAAGAATCTTCATACTACCCTGGCACACTGTCCAGACTCTTGTAGCATCAGATAACTGAATGTCAAAGATGTCTCCTGTTTCTAAAATAACTGATTGTTCAGAAGTCAACCAAACAGTAAACTCTCCAACTAAATCGTCTGCATCTTGTTCTGGATTTAATTCCATAACTAATGTTGCATCGTCTGTAATAATACCTTTATCTTTTTCAAGATTTGGTCTTTTAATTTTCATGTTAATGTTCCAGTCTGCAATAATTAATGCTTCTCCAGCATCGTCAACCACATGAACCTTAAAACCAGATGTATCTCCACGAACTACAGTCCAAATAACTGTAGGTGGTTTTTCACCAATATCATAAGAAGATGCGGACCCACGAAAATTTGCCATACTGTGATTATATCATATTTAGGCTAATCCAGCCTTTAATGCTCCCCAAGTTCCATTTCCCTTTGCCTGAATAACAATTACGCCAGTTGTAGGACTTGCTACCGCAACTATCCCGATGGCTCCACCCGAAACAGTATTTGTAAGTGCACCAGATGAGTTAACATATAATAATTCTCCAACAGAAAAACTACTAGTATTTACGTTTGTTAAAACACCAGCAACAACAACTTCTCCGCTTGCGCCATTTGCTAATTCTGTTTTTGTCAAACCAAGCAATGGATAATTATCTGATAACGAAGAAGTAAATAATGCTATCTGTGTTTTATTATTTACATGACCTACAGCATATACTGGTTTTGCTGCACCTATTGTTGATCCTGAATTATTAATTACTTTTATTCTAACATTTGAGGCATCAAGAGAAGAAATAGCATCATCAACATCATCTGCCAACCTCTTAATATCATTATGAACATTTACAGAATCAGTTGCTTCTGGATATGTTAGACCATAGTTATTAGTTATTTCAGCCATAGAGATTAATTATATCATTATTTGACTACCTGCCTCAAATTGTGTTATACTAAGAAGTAATATGGCACCCCTAAAAAGGTGTCATTTGTTTCTAAGGAGGAAACTATGATTAACTTTATGAATAATAATAGGAATATCATTGGTACACTCAGCATATTGGCTATGTTTGGAGTTTATTCAAATGTTGCTAATGCTTCTGAAAACCGATTAAACGATAGTAGACCTATCGTGCTTGAAGAGACTATGGAGGCCACGGAAGTGGCCAAAAGTGTTTCTAGGGCTAAAGAAGATCAGTTAGAAAAATATTCTAATGCTACATCTCTATCTGACAAAGATCTGAAAAATCTATTAAAATTAGTAGGATTTGAAGGTCAAAATCTTAAGGAGGCATGGGCTATTGCTAAAAAAGAAAGTAATGGTCGACCCTTTGCATTTAATGGAAATACCTCAACTGGAGACAGTTCATATGGTATCTTTCAAATAAATATGCTTGGAATGCTTGGTCCTGATCGTCGTGATAAGTTCAATCTACAACATAATGTAGATTTATTTAATCCAGTTGTGAATGCAAAAATTGCTTTTCATATGTCCAACGGTGGACAAGACTGGAGAGCCTGGAAAGGCATTACTCCAAGAACTAAGCAATTAATGTTGGAATTTCCTCATTAATCTTTGTAGATGGGCTTGACACAATCTTTTGATTCAAAGTCAAGCCCCATCTCTTTTTGTAACTCTCTATATTTTTCCATGTGATCTTGTAAACCATAAACTCCAAGATCTTCGCCCCTAAACAATTTATTTAATCTAATTCTTGCAGCCTTATCTCTTAATCCCCACATTGAATTGTCTGTCCAATGAAAGCCACCCCGTCTTCCATTATCTCTATCATAGTTTGTCCAGATTGCATTAATTGCAGGGGCAACAATTGTAACTCCTTGCATATATAGCCTTATGCCTAAACTTATTTCTTCGCCTAAGAAATATAAATATGGATCATATGGCGCTTTCATTAAACATTTTGTTGGACCAAAAGCGAAGTTTGCTGCAAAACCATAAACCTTATCCCCATACTCTTTATCCTCTAAATCTTTCCATCTTAATAAATACATCCATTCAGTTTCATCCCATACTGGAACTACTTTATGTAAGGATTCATTTTCATAATTAATTTCATCAGTACCCTCGTCACAGTCGTTCCATAATATTTTAAATCCGTGAGGGTACTTAGAAAATATAAAATCTTCACCCCACTTAATAGAACATTTAGTATGTTCATTAATCAACATTTCATCCCAATCTTGTTTTGCTCTTGAGTGAGAGTCCGTATGTAAAAAATATTTATATTTATCTGACATCAATGAATTTGCTAAATGTCTTCCAGAGCAGGCTCCGTCTGCTAGTCTATAATCTATTTTTTGATATGATATTTGCTCCTTGGGCAAAAAACTAAAATCAAATTCATTATTTATTTCTTCATGTGATACCAGCGAAAAAAATAATCTTTCTTTATGTTTGGCATTAAAATAAAAACTTTTTACAGTATTGATTAGGTCTGGATCTCTATATGCTGCCAAACTTACAAATATTTTATCCATTACCATTTACCAATTGGACAGAATGCTTTAGTTAATTTTGTTTTTGCTTTCATAATACAGCCACACTTTTTGCACTGTGTTGTAGCACTTATAAATTCTGGACATTGTTGACATATCGAAAACCTATTATCTGCTGTTTGACTATCTATGTAATTTTCAGGATTTAGCATACTCATTGGAGTAACGCCAGACTTTTTATTATTTTCAATTATTTCTTTTATTTTATCAATATGCTTCATGTTTTTATTATACACCCTGCCTACTTAGCAAACGAAATAGCATTATATTTTACACCTGACTCTATTGGCAGAACTCTATGAACATAATCAGGAGATGATGGGAATATTAAAAGATCTCCAGCATTTGGCTTATATGGCGCACCTATGTGATCTTTAAACTCTACTTCTCCACCAGTATAGTTATCATTAAAATAATAAACGAAAGAAACTTGGCATGGATGTACATCTCCATGATCAGAATGCCAGGTTAATTTTTGTGTTTGTTCGTATGTTAAAAGTTCCCATGGCTCTCTGTATTTTACAGAAAAATTATATGATTTCATATAATCATTTATACAAGAAAAAGTTTTTCTATCTATCAATTTATTTAAATATTGCTTTGCCTTTTTTGAACCCTCTCCAAAAATATTATCATGATTAGGTGCCTGTGAGTTTAATGAAAACACTGTACAAGAACGAAGTTCTGTATTGTATTCATGATTATTTATAGTTGCTGGCTTAAAATTTAATTTAGGGAATTTATTGAATATATTTTTTGCCTCTTCCATAAAAATCATGGGGTTATCAAAAAAATCACTATACACAACAATCTTATCTGCTAGTTCTTTTTTATTCATAATATTTAATTATACCAGTTAGCCATAGAGTACTTCGTGCCTTGTACTACTTTGTGTGCCTTATGAGAAAATAAATTTGTAGATGGAAAAATAAGCAATTCTCCTGATTTTGGTTTAATCTTTAAATCTATATATGAGAATTCTAACTCTCCACCGCTATAATTATCATTTAAATAATATACAGAAGAAACCTGTCTTTGATATCTTCTTGAAGAGTCTGTATGTAAATTAAAAAAATCATCAACCTCATATTTTAATAATACCCACCCCTCTTGCTCTAGTTGCCAATAGCCATATTTTTGTGAATAATCAAATAAACATTTACTAGATTCATTATTAATTTTATCTCTAAAATCAAAAAAATTTTTGTCATGTATCAAAGATGCTAGTGATGAATTAAGACCCCTTCTATTTTCATATTGAAGTTCTGGTGTATCATTTTCAGATCCAGTTAACATAGCAGTCCAATTTATTTTATTTTCTAATCTTAATAACTCACTATATGAATCTGGAAAAATATTTTTATATCCAACTATTCCTGGAAAATATATTTGGAAATTCATTCTTATACTTTTCCATCTTCAAATAAATTATGTACTAGAATATCATCAGCAAAATAAACATCTAATACTTCGGTATCTATCGAATACACTGTAAATGCTTCTGTTTCATTAGTAGTAATAGATGTTACTGGCTCTGTTTCTCCAGATGAGTTAACTATAAGGTCTCCAATTTGTAGATCTTGTACTTGAACAAATTTCCAAACACCGTCTTTATTTGCAAGTATATGATGTTCCCATGTTATATTTAACTTTTCATTAATTGTATAATATTTATAATATTGTAGTTGACTAATATTTGAAACATAAGTTGTTGAAAATTCAATATTGTCTAAATTATTTGTTGACCAAGTTGGTATATAATCTGGATTTTCTGACTCTGGAAGTGTTGGAATTGAAAGAGACAAAAGTTCGTCACCAATCATTAAGTCCTCTATATTCTTATAGGTTCCATCCGCTAGAGAAATCTTTGTTCCAGGCAAATGACATCCTCCAGTATCAATGGTGTTAATTGTATTAATTGTGTTAATTGTTGCAATTGTTGCAATTGTATCAATTGTTGCAATTGTTGCAATTGT